TTAGCTAGTAGAGTCTTGTCGCCGTATAGAACGGTACCCTGACCTGGGAAGCTAACTACGCTGTTGACACCAGCCTTGTATAGTGTGTCACGCTCTGTGCGGTTTGGATTGAACGCTAGTTTGATTACGTTCTTTACCTGACCGCGGTTGTAACCTGCTGGAGAGAACCAAGGATCATCAGTAAAGTCAGCACGAGCGCACAAGCCAGCTACGTCTGCGTTTAGTGGAACCCAACGGTATACGTCGTTGTAGCGGTCATATTGGTACTTGAAGCCAGAGTCTAGAACAGCGTATGATGTGCTTGGTAGTGCGTTTCTGTAAGTAACAATCTTGTCTGCTAGAGCTGAACCGGTGCCAACGATTGGCTCGCCAGTGCTTGTATCTTCTGGGGATACAAACACTACGCAATCCTTGCGTACATCAGCTAGGTTGGAAATTAGATATGTTGCAACAGTTGCGCTTGCCTTACCAGCAACAATTAGGCTTACATCATATACTTCGTCATTCTGGTATAGAGCATAAGCATTCATCTTCTGACCGTCTGTTGCTGAAGCATCGTCTTCACCACCAGATAGTGTTACGTCGTAAACTGCTGCTAGTGATGTAAATGTTCTTGCTGCACCAGTGCCATCCTTCTCTGTCAAGCCCCAGTTAGATGCAGTTGGATGATCCATCCACCATACCCACTTAGAGCCGGTGTTTACTACAGCCTTGTAGTAAGATGTTGTGCCATCAGAACGCTTGGCATCGGATGCCTTGCTTAGGTATGCAAATTTTTCTAGAACTTCACCAGATGTACCAGTGATTGCATCTGTTGCTGCAACTACGATAAGGTGTAGTTCGCCAGTGCCAGGAGCAGTATCGAACTCATCCTTAAAGTCCCAGTTAGCCCAAGTTGCTGTATCAGCCATTGAAACTCTTAGTGCGTTACCAATAACGCCAGGATACTTAGCAGCAAATTGACCAACGATACCAGCACCACCTTCATAAGTTGTCTGATATACAGTGGAATTGTTGATCTTGATACCCTTGTTTGCTGTTACAGTAGCAGAAGCAGCAGCACCAGTACCTGGACCGCCAAATGATACTGTAGCTGAAGTGTAACCAGAACCTTCGTCGGTTATTGTGATTTCTGTAACTACACCACCAGCAACCGTTGCTGTTGCAGTTGCTTGTCTACCACCAGAAGTCTGTGGAGCAGAAATAGTAACTGTTGGAGCAGTTGTATAACCAGTGCCGCCGTTAGAAACGGAAATTGATGAAACAATACCAGTCTTTGTTTCAACTGCGTTTCTTTGATTTGCTGTGTCAACTCTAGTAACTAGCAAGTTGTTGGCATAAGCCAAGAAGTTTGCAGCAGAGAAAAATGATACAGCAGTGCCGTCATCTGGCTTGCCAAAAGTTTGAACAAGTTCATTCTCTGAACTAATGCGTACTGGATCCATTACAGGACCCCACTTGAATGCACCAGCATAAGCACCAACAGATGTAGATACTGCTGGAACAATGCTAGTAAAATCCTTTTCGGTTACCTGAACGCCAGGTGAAAGCAAGAAACCTGCCATTTTTATTTCCTTTATGAGTTTATAACAACAAAGCCCTAAGAGTCAATCTTCTCAATCATATTTAGTGAACAATAAGATTCTAACTTGACTTCTTGTTGACAAGTAATAAAATCACTGTGTACCCCGGAGAATGATAGCTAAACTATGGATTGTAAGTTACCCACTGTTCACCATTGACGACATCAGCATTACCATCGTTATAGAAACCAATGGGGACGGTTTCTTGTTCAATTGCTTCCATTCTTAGATTATATATGTTTGTTCGGATGTCTACATCAGTGAGTTCCTTGAAGTAGGGTTGTGATGTTAGCCACCCAAAGATCACAAGAGTCATGACAACGTCATCGTGGTATCCATCGTCAGCAGCATAACTTCCTTTGTTCTCTATGAAAGTAGAGATTTCTGATATTGCTGTTTGATCACAAATCTCAAGTTTACCTTCCTCTACCAAGGTTTTCAGCATCGAGCAACCAATTCTCTTGGTCTTCTTGTCTGTTAGAACACCGTATTGTGTTGCATGACCACCGAAACCACCCGTAACGAATTGACCCTTTGGTGTTCGTGATACGTAGATGATGTTTTCGTACTCTAGTTCATTGTGTAGAATGTAGGGAACTTGTTCCGACTTGTTTAGTTCAACAAGCACCCATGCATCATTGTACTGTTTTGCCCACTTATGAATGATGTTGGGATACAACAAAGGAGAAATCATGTTGTTGTTATAAACTGCAACAACTTTGTAGGGTACCTGATCTACTCTGACTATTGAGAACGCACTAGAATCGCCGCCTACTCCCGATGCTGTGTCGACAACCACAACATAGGAACCGGGCTTCTTGATCCATTCCTTGTTCTCTCCAAGAGTTCCTTTTTCTGGTAGTTCATATAGTTTGAACCCGTCATTGGAATACATCGGAGTCTTGAGCGCCATTTTCTGAATAGCATCTGCACTAATAAGCGTCGCGGCGGAACCGAGGAAGTCCATAAGAACTTCCTGTCGATACTTGAGATCACCAAGAAGCTGTTTCTGTTGCAATGCCCATGCTTCATCATGATCTGGGTGCTCCCAGTAATCAACACGAATAGGAACGAATCCGTTTATACCATTCTCTGCTTCTACCCAGAACTTCCAGAAGTGATTTAGACCAAGTGGTGTAGATGTCAAAGCAATCTTTGTGGTTTGACCGGCAGAAATTGTGGGATATGTTGCAGTAAAGAACTCATCAGCTACTGTATTGGGTATAATTCCAGCCTCATCGATATACAAGAAATTTACTGACTTACCACGGATACCGCTTGAGCTAGTCGCGGCAGTAAATGCCTTACTGTTGTTCTCAAACTCAATGGAACCCTTGTTCCATTCAATGACACCCTGTTGTAGAAACTTGGGTAGATGTTCAACCATGAGCTGCAAACGAGACATTATTTCTCGTGCCGCTGCTGCCTTATTTGCAAGGATGGCTACTGTCTTAGCTTCGTTGAATAGAAGATACCAGCAAAGATACGCAGCAACGGTTGTTGTCTTTCCGTGCTGACGCGGAAACATTCCAATAATTCTACGATTATCATGTAGAGCATTGATAAATTTTACTTGATAATCGTAAAGTGCAAAAGGAATAAGACCATGATCAAGCGATATGATCTTTATGTACTTTTTTATGAAGTAGATTGGATCACTGCTGCATTTTATGTACTCCTGAACCTGCTCGGGAGTATATGATATAGAAACTCCTGCTGCTTTGAGCAGAGGGTTCGCATTGTAGAAACTAGTTGCCATTAGAAATTATCAAGCCATCCCTCTGTAACAGGACCTGTTGGTGTTGTTCTTGTTGCAGTGTAAGAACGCTCAGCAATGTTTATAGAAACAGTTGAAACATCTGCTTCTGCTTGTGTAATCAATCCAACATTGCCCATTCCACCGTATAGATTTATCTTTGCGGTAAAGGTTAGAGTGTGAACGATAAATCTTCTTGTCTCTAGATCACCTTCGTAATCATCCTGTACGCTTACTGAGTTCAATATAAATGGAACGTCTTGGCTTAGATTCAGTGATGGAATAGCCTTCACGGACATTGTGTACTCGGGAGTGAATGTGGGTAGAATCTGTTCTAGAATCTGTAACCCATCTTCCTGTGTCTTTGTAGCAAAGTAAAGGCTAATGTCAACGTTATAGGGAACAGGAGTAAAGACCTGATCTCTGTTATCTCCATCAACACAGTAAACTTGATTCATTCTTGCAAGTTTTCTAGATGGATCGTACGAGTACCCCGTGATCTCAAACCCAATCTTGGGAAGGGTTGTATAGACAACACCCTCATCACCCGGATTTGCCTCAATAGAATGTACCCATTTTTCCTTTTGTGAGTAGGCAATGGGCACTACTATTGTTTGCTCAACGGTTCCGTTGTTCTTTCTCTGGAATTTTATGTTGGAGAACAATGTACCAAACGCAACAATCGTGTTTCTTATGGTTCCATGATAAAAGGTTAGATCATTAAGCATGTTTTATACCTCACCAAACGGATTGTTTGTGATGTTCAGAATGTTTGTTGCTGCACTTCTCAACTTCTCGTTGTCACCAAAGTTCTCTGGGGCATCAATA